ATGCTCTACGTGCACAGATGGTATCCAATAGAAGATTAGAATTCGAGCTCACAAGATTATCTAAATGTGGTGAGCTAGCACAGAAGGGTATTATATTTCATCCAAAGTCACCATATCATGCGATATGTTCTGACGTAGTAGCAAACACACAGATATTACAGTCTACACCACACGTGCACTCTATACCTAGTAAAGATGCTTCGCTATTAAAAGAGGTATCTATAGGTAATAAGTAATTATTTTTTCTTAGGACGTTTGAAGGGAGGTAGACCTTTCTTCTCACGATACTTATTACACTGTAACTCATTACGACTTAACTTAGGTGGTTCTTTACCGAGCTTCTTTTGTATGGTCGTAGTGAGTTTTTTAATGACTGGTTTTATAACTCTCAATAATAATGGTGTTGCAGCAGCAGATGCTGTAGCTACCACTGCGATAGTTGCTGTTACGCTAACTTGATTTGTGCTTGGTAGAAATTTCTCTACTGCTGTAGTATCTTCATACAATACCACACATTGACCATCTCTAACTTCATGACCTACAACTCTTTCTTCACCATTCTGAGTTAAGTCACCTACTCTAGGTTGATTAGGTGCAGGGCATTCTATTTCTTCATCTGTAGGAGGTATCGGTGGTACCTCTGGTGTATTTAATTCTGGTGTAGGAGGTGGATCAAGCTTAGGTGCTTCTACAGGTGGTGCAATATACTCTAACTCATCAGGATTGTAGTCCATAGAGTCAAAGGATGGCATTCCTGCATCACAGAAGACTTGGACTTTATCTGGGTCGTCTTTCTTTAGTTGCTCTCTGTTTGATTCATGGGCAGTAACACAACCTGGGTATTGTATAACAGGGACACCTACTTCTTGTGTAATAGGTATCATAGGGAAAGGCACAGTAGGCACTTCCCTTAACCAAGTGGGTGTATAGACGTTGGGTATAGTCTGTGTGTTAACTGTAATCTGAGGAATTTCCATAGGTCGCTACCAAAACAACTCTACGTTTCTTCTTTGGCATTTTATGATAATGTATGCCAGAGAATATCACGATGTCATCTTCAACAGGAGTTTCAGATGCACACCCTTTGACAATGGTTTCACCTCCTGCATCAGTCAGATATATAATCAGATTCTGATGTGGGAAATCATGGTCAGTATGTGCATGCGTAAATCCTTTGCCTGCATCAACTGCATTAGCATTCATTCTGTATATTATATCTATCGGTATATCATTGTATTCAAATATTTGCTGTATTACTGTGTGGAATAGGTCAACATATTCTGACCGTACAGCAGGAAAGAGAGACCGTGGGTTTGGTCTCTCTAAAAATACATGAGAATAGAAATAAAAATTATCTCTTGGATTCTTTTCATGAAACCAAGGAAACTCTTTACCTAAAACTAATTCCTTTAACTGATAGTATTCATCAGTCAGTGGATTTTGTATCGGGGTCATCACATGCTTCATTAAACTCAGTTGCTATTTGTCCACCAATTTTTCCACCTTGGTCAGCACCACCTAGTGCAACTAAACCGCCCAAGACAGGACCTATAAATGGTATACCAGTGACGGCAGGAGCCGCAGCAGCACCTATACTAGCACCGACCACTCTCCCTGTCGATTGACCACCACCTTCCGCCTTTATACACTCTACATTTAGTCCTGCTTGGGCTGCTGTTTTTCCCACAGCACCACCACCTGTATGTGTAGCACCATCCATAGTATATTGCTCTGCCACTTGCCTATTGTATTTTTTAAACAGACCTTTCTGGTCTATGCTAGTAGTCTTATACATGGTCTTAGGGTCGTTAGCTTGGTAACTCATCTTGTAACCATTCTTATCCTTTGATATTGCAAAGGATGTATAAGGTCCTACAGGTGGAATATCAGGTCCTGTTTGTCTAGACGCAATGATACCTATCATCCCTAGATGAGAGACACCTACAAGAGTGCCTAAACTAATCCCTATCCACTTATTCATTTTAGAAACCTAGTGGTTTAATAGGTAATGCAGGTCCTGTTGAATCAGGTAAAGACTTCATGATACCTCCACCGATATCAGGCATGACTGCTTCCATTACCTTTCCTTTGATGTTATCTACGATAGCATCCTTTCTGATGAATACATATCCACCAATACCGACTACACCTAGTGCTACTACACCAGAGAAGATAGCGATTCCGTTAATAATTTTTTGCATGATAATTACTTGTCAGGTACAATTTTTACTGGTCCTTGCTCTATCCTAATGGTCTGAGCAGGGGCTGTTTCAGATGCCTTAGCGATAAGAAACTCCATATCTTTTTTAGATATGTTGGCACTGCCAGGCTCAGCATCGCCTTTCTTTTTCTTACCTCCCGCTTGGACGCCAAAAGTAGCTAGCGTTCCTGTGAAGACCGAAGCTATAAAAGTTGGGTCAATCTTTTCTCCTGCATCGTAGCCTGGTATCTTAACGTAATTCAAAGTTAAAATTCCTGCAGACCAGACGAGGACTATCACTCTTATGAGTGTTGCTAAGTATTGCAGTTGCTCTTCTTTATCATCAACTGCTTCTTTAAGTTTACCTAAAGGACCTTTAGGTTTCTCTTTTACTGCTTCAGTCATTCTGAATCACCTAGGGTTTTCTTTTTACCAATATTGTATTTGGATTCCAAAGTCCACTCACCCTTGTCTTTAAAAGATAAAACTTTAATTTGATTCAACGGTGCTAGGTCTCCAGTATCTTCACCAGAAATTTCTACAAGTCCCCAGTCTGATAATAGTTTAGTGATTCTATTACGACGTTGCACATCATTAGATGTGATGTTAGTTGGTTTGCCATCAAGAGCAAACAACTCTTTGAAGTGGACAATGTAGTATTTTCCACGTTTGTGTAGGATATGACAAGACTGATAGAGCTTACGCTCTTTCCTAGACGCAACACCAACTCTCGTTAGTGTCTCGCGTACCTTCAAGAAATCATCTGGTTCCTTGAGGGTAACTTCTAGCATCATATCTTGAGACCATTTAATCTCTTCACTCACTTTCTTCCTCCAAGATTTAATTTCGATTTTAGAATCTTAATTTGCTCCTGAGTTAGTATCCTTAATGCTGCTCTAGCATTCTCAGTGTTATAACCATAGTATTTTTTAACTAAATCTAGGTCACTGTCTTTAGTCTTTTTATCCCAAGGAGAAAATCGCTTAGATTTCCTAACACTATGTATAAAAAAGGAATACTGCATATCATTCCTCAGTTGAGGGCATGAATTCATCTCATTTGCATGCATCACAGTGTCAATATGTTGGGCCATGCACTTATTGATGACGAAAGCAGGATACTTTTTCATTGCTCTCTCATCGAAAGTCATGTCACTTGTCTTCAGATTTATACTATTCAAATAATCCTTGAGAGGATACTCGTAATCAGGCATTTATAAGGGTTTCTAGGGGTGATACAGGATTGATGTCATAGTTAGCAACTAACAACTCTTTCTTCAGATGGTTGTTTGCTCTGTGTTTCATACCATATGTGATTTGAAACTCTTCTTGATAGAAATCTCTATACTTTTGCTTGAGATAATCATCATTGTTATAAGTTACCATCCAATCAAATGGACATACAGCACAGTCATCAACAAATTTATCATGGTCGAATGACTTGTGTAGTTTTGCATCTGTGCCATACAAATAACTACTAATCATGTATGGTGGGTCTAAAAATATAAAACAATTCCTTGGTGTTGACAACTCATCCATCATCACCTCAGTGTAATCTAGGTTAGTAATCTTCCAGTGCTGTATAATCTTAGATATTTCCTTCAAATACCCTGCACCACGAGTGGTAAAGTTTTGTCTGGATGCGGTAGCAGAGAAGGAAGAGTTTTCTGTCAGTCCACTATAACTACACTTGTTTAATACCCAAAATAATACTGCTTTACGGAAAGAATCCGCAGTTTTTATCTCATCTTTAGCAGTCTTAAATAATTCTTTTGCCTTGTCTTCACTACTATGATTTACTTTTATATCAATGAGAGTCTCAGATAAGTCTGTGCCATTCTGTTGTAGATTTAACCAGAAATTATAGAGATATTCATACTTATCATTCACCCATACAGGGATGTCAGGATACAGTTGAGAGAAGTGCAACGCAACTGACCCACCACCTACAAATGGCTCTCTAAATTCACCAATATTCTTAGGAAACTTGGTAATTAATCGTTTAGCAACCCTTGATTTACCACCTGGATAACGTAAGGGTGTCTTCAAATACTTCATAATTTAACGTGTAGTTGTGGCATATCCCACGGTCCCATATTTATAGCACCATTAGGGAATGCATTGAAAGAAATTGTCCATCTATCATAGTCATCCATCTGTCTACCAGAATAGTGTTTTAACCATGATGGAAAGATTATTAATTTACCTGGTGCAGCATCAACTTTCTCATTGATGCCCCAGTCAGACTCCATTTTATCATGATACCACACATCTAAGGTATCGTAAACCCTAGGTGTGCATGGGTCATCAAAATACGTAGGAGCACCATCAGTAAGATAGTAGACTGCACTCAGATATGACATAGGATGTCGGTGTAATGGGTGTCCAAACCCACTTCCTGCAGGGGCATGGTTAGCCCAACCAAGAGTAATTTTTAACTCCTCACAATATAATTTATAGTGGACTCTATACTCCTGTAAACACTCCTCAAAGAATCCAAATAACTCATCTACATACTCATTCTCACATTTATGTAAGTCAGGTCGTGTAGTGATGACTCCCTCAGGAATATTAGATTGCATAGCAGGATATGTCTTGAGAAACTCAATGACTTTATCCGTATTATGAGTGATATCTGACTGATATTCTCGTAATACTACTGGAAATAGATGGACTTCTTTACCCTGCATAATCAGATAATCTTAAAGGACCTAGTTGAGACCAACCGCTAGTCACATCTACTGTAACCATGGGCTGATCCCACCCACCTGAGTTTAAATTACCCTGCGGGAAGGTGTTAAAGGCAATGGTATACCTATCAATATCTTCGTGGTTTTCCACACTAGCATGTATCAACCATGAAGGAAATATAAAGCAGCCACCCGCCCCAGTGTGGATGAATTGTCGGTTGTCTACTATAGGTCCTCCGTCTAAATGAAACTGCTGCCACTCTCTTAAAGCAATAGGGTCTAAAAACACTGTTGGAGGACCCTCTGTGAGGTAGAATATACCGCTTATATAGGACATTGGATGCCTATGTGGCTCATGATGCTCACCTCCTTTTGCATCACTTCGGTTGACCCATGACTTGTTTACTACTAAACGGTCACACTGCCAACCATTATCAGCATGTATGGTGTCAACACACTGTTGAAACCATGAATGGAGACCTCTAAACTCTTCACGACGGTGTATGTCATTGCTAGTGCCTACACCCGCAGGCTCATTGTATCTCCTATAGTCTAGTTTCTTTACTTTGTCTAGAGTATCAGACACTAAAGCATCAGATGCTTGGAAATTCCAACACCTTACAGGAAATAGAGGTATGTTGTCATACTTTTGTCGCTTCATCCGCCTGCCATGTCATCATAATTAGTATCTTCTGCTTCTCTCAAAGACTTCCATGAGTCCTCAAAAGAAATAGAGATGTTGTCAAGACCTTCTACCTCAGATGGAGTGGTAGTAATAATAGTCTTAGGTTTATTCTCCTCCTCCCATGTATCAACCAATTCTTTTGCCTGTATATCTACGTCTCTCATAGTATTTTCTATCTTTGCATCTATCCATTTAATTTTCAGCCACTCAATAAATCCAAGTGCAAGGTGTTGAAGATATGGGTTTTTAAATTTCTTTTTTACCCACCTTTCTGCCTTTGCATGCCATGGGTCTACACCTGGCCCAAACTGTTTTTCAAATTCTATCTTCATTTGAGTGTAAGCACATTAGGATATGTATTTTCACAACTCATTCTTCCTTGAATGAAAGTATTAAAAGCAATTATTTTTCTAGATTCATTCTCAGAGTGATTGGTAGAAACAAAGTGAAACAGATAAGATGGAAACAATACTATGTCCCCAGTTTCAACAGGAATGTAAGTTGTAATCTGATTGTATTTAGTTGGTGTAAAATCATATCTAAAATCATGGTTTTTAAATACTCCACGATTCTCAATGTGGACTAGATTAAGTCCTTCATTACCAAAAGGTATCTTAGGCACGTTGAGATATACCACACCACTCAACATACTATTAGGATGGTTGTGGTCTGGGTGATTATCACCAGGTGCAATCTCATTATACCAAGACTCTGTCAATTTAAAAGATAACCCAGACTTAAATCCACAAACATCTTCCTCATATTTTTTTACATGAGAAAAGACTGCATCTTTCATAGATTCAAACTCTGGTCTGTCAAGAATATCCTTGTCACTTAGATTGTTTGAATGTATATCCATATTATCCAACACAAATTTCTGATGTGTTGTCAATTTGTGTCCAAGTTTATCTTTATAGACAGCAGTTGGCATTATATCAATGTAAGGCACTAGAGCACCTCCATATTTAAGATACCTTGATTGATTTCGCCTACTGGCATTGAATTAAAACTTACACTATATCTGTCAGCGTGTGCTTGTTGTGTGCTATGCACAAACCAACTAGGAAATATTACCATCTTATGTGGCATTGCATCTACCTTCTCTATAATAGGTGC